GATGAGCGAAAACAATTGGATGAATAATTATGGAATATTTTTTGGGTTGTTTATTTACCTTAACAATGATATACGTTGTTGTTGGGTTATTAAGACAACCAAAAAATCAAATCATAAATAGTATAGTTGTTCATACACAATCAAAATTACACGAAATGGTTAAAGATTTTATACCAATCAATACCAAACCATTAAAAACACAGGCAACTGAATATTTTGAATCAAAACATATACTTGTAGTTCGTAATGAGAATAATGTTTATTGGATTCAGGATAATGTTTTTTATGTTGCGGATATTGTTAATGGACAAGTTGCTGAAGAAACCAAGAAAAGGGTTGACACAAGCAACATGAATAAGGTAGAATTAGATAAGATAAGTTTTATCGTTGATAAACTAACAGAAGGAAAAAAAGATGATAGTGGGAATTCAGGGAAGTAAGACTTTCAATGATTACAATGTATTCCTAAGAGCAATGGGGGTGGCTTTATCTAGCCTACCCGAAGGAGATATGGAAATTCTTTTTGCATCTGCTGGACCATTGAATATCAATAATATGGCAATGGAATTTGTCAATATTTCTGAACGTAGCCTAAAGGCTCGTGGTATCAAAACTAAACTTATTAAAGTTCCACCAAGTTGGATTAAAGAAAATATTCACGACATTGAATATTTTGCTTATTTTAGTAAACCAAAAGAGCCACTGTCTGACTTGGTAGACTTGGCTGAAGCAAAAGATATTGAAGTTGGCGTTTATCGCTACTGAGAGAAAGGTGATTATGTTAATTAAATCACTAGAAGATATGGAAACAATTGTAGAAAACAATAAGTTTCTATCGTGGGATGGCTGGACAGTTGTAGAACTGAAAAAGTCTGCTATGGCATGGATGAAACCAAATGCCAAATTTGTCAACCATGAGTGGCATACTGCTAATCGTTTTGACGTTTCGGAAAGTGGCTGGAATATTCCTGCTAGTTTGGTAAAGAAGAATGCCAAATGAAAATTGGAAAGATGAAGCCTTATGTAAAGGTGACGATGTTAATCTATTCTTTGATACTTATGAGCAAGATGTTGAAGTCAGAAAAGAAGTAGATTCTCTTTGTTCTATTTGTCCAATGGCTCGTATATGTTTTGCAGTTGGGGTATCTCAAAAGGCATATGGAGTTTGGGGTGGAGTTTACTTGGACAAGGGTAAAGTTTCCAGGGAATTTAATAAGCATAAGACCAAGCAAGACTGGACAGACACTTGGCAAAATCTAACAACAGATAAGGAATTCTAATGTATACACCAGAGATGGCAACAGCATTTAAAGCAATAGTACCACCAAAGAATTTTGGTCTGACTATCTATGACAATGACAATTTTGTAACACTTGAAATTAATCCTAAAGATTTGGTTAATCTACTTGACGAAGATAAGCCAGCAGTGGTAAAATATATTAACGATGTTAAAAGCACACTGGAAGAACTGGGAGCAATTGTGTTTGTGGTAAGGGAAGCGTTGGAAGAAAATGTGGATTGAGATTTCAATTGGTGTAGTCGTATCTGCAATAATATTCTACACAACATACAAGTTAGTTAGATATAGAATTGCTTTTCAAAACTTGGCTAATGAATATCTACAAAAACTATCTGACACAGACCTTTTGATTAAAGAGATAAACAGACTTAATCAACAAATCAACAACAAAGAACTAGAGGGTTCCGATGGATTCTTAAAGTTTGTATCTGATTCTCGTGATTGGGCTTTTGAATACATCGAGCAAGTACAACGAGCATTGGCTGAATTCGATGAAGAGATTGCCCCAAGACTTGAATGGGCTAATACCTTTGGAAGACTTGCTGGTGACACAGTTCATACAGATACAATAAAAACAATTTCCGAGGCATACAATAAATTAAAATCCGTATTGCCAGAGAATACCGAAACGCCTAATAACTAGGCATTAAATAAGGAGAAACAAAAATGAGTACAACTCAACTAAAGGCACTGCTTGCATCATATTTGCGTAGCATCCTATCCGCAGTAGCAGCACTATACTTGGCTGGCATTACAGACCCACAGACCCTTGCTTGGTCATTGGTCGCTGCATTGCTACCAGTTGCAACTAGAGCAGTCAATCCAAAGGACAAGGCATTTGGCATTGTTCCATCTGCTGAAGTTGTTGCAGACGCTCTGAAGGACGTGAAGGTTACTAAGGTACCTGCGAAGAAGACTGTTGTAAAGACAGTTACAAAGACAACACCAGTTAAGAAGACAACTACAAAGAAGTAATCTTAACAAATATTAAGGCGAGTCTAGAAATAGGCTCGTCTTTTTATTTTTGGAAGCAATTTTGCTGCTTTACCTAGTAGTTCTAGGTATTCAAATAAATCTAAATAGTTTTGCTTCAAAGAGTTTGGAGCAAATTTATTATGTCCAGTCATATAAGCAATCTGTTTTAATGATGTCTTATCTTCCATAGCAATATAAGAATCTATTTTTGCTGCCAAAACTGTAGGGTCAACTGCATAGATATCTACCTGTTGTTTTGCGTTAAATGTTCTAACATGGCTAGAACGACTTAACCATTCTGGTGGTAGTATTTCATTATTTGGAGAAATGTTTGTCATCAAAACTGGTAAGCCACTTAGTAAAGCCTCATTCATTGGTAAACATAATCCAGCAAATCTTCTTGGTAGAATCAAAGCATCAAAGCCATCGTATAGGTCAGCCCTATTTTCAACATTAGAATATTCAATCCTGGCTCTTGGGTCATCACAATGAAAATCCATTCCTGCCTGAATCTTAAATACTATTTCATAATCTGCATTTGAATACTTTAACATTTCTACAACAGAGTTTGTTCCATTTCTATCGTGTGCTGCTGCTTTTCCAACAATATGAAGTAAGCGTTTGTGATTTCTAGATAAATTATTTTCTTTAACCTTTTCAAATTGAGTAGGGTCTGTTGGTGGTGGTAGATGAATAACCTCACACTTATCTCCATATAGCCTTTCTACATCTTCTATATGCCATAGACTTGGTGCTAGAAGAACATCTGGCAAATGCTTTGGCTCCATATGATGCAAGAACTCATAGTTAAACTGTAAGACTGTCTTTATTCCTCTATCTCTTGCAAAAGGAACAAGACTATCAGAATAAAAGATTTCACAAGAAATTACTATATCTAAATCTTTTAGAAACTCTATAACCTCTTCATCTTTTAGCCAACCATCTGCATTTCCAATTTGTACATTAAAACCTTTATACCATTCTGGATGGTTCACAAACTTTCCATCATTCCAGTTAGAAGAATTTATAAGCAAAACTTTGGATGGGTTTAGCATATTGGCTAATTCCAAACACTGATTTCCTAATCCAGTATCATCTATTCTTGCAATCAGACCAACTCTCATTCTGTTAGACCCCAAGCAATATCATCACTAGTAAACTTCCTAGTTCCTGCACGACCATCTAGATGATAAGATGCTTGAATATCTTTTCCATCATTTGGATAGTATATCCAGGTCTTAGTTAAATCCCAATCATTACTAACTGTATAACCATAGAACCTATCTTCTATAAATTCTTTATCCTGTGACTGCTCAAGAACAACATCTCTATAGAATGAAACTTTGGATAGGTGTGGTCTTTGGCTCCACTGGATAGTCTTAACAAAGTCATCTTTTCTTTCTAGCATAAGGTAGAAATGTTCTTCTGGAATTGAGTCCATGTGATGAAATCTTACTGTGTTGCAATCATTACTTTCCAGCATGTCTAGGCATTTTTGTAAATCAATCTTGTCCTTAATTAGTGGGGTATCAGATTCAACATAAAGCAAAACAGATGTATTAATTAAATCAATAGTATCTTTCATCATACCAGTCTGGTGTTTGTGTTCTGTAAATATAATTGGCAATACATTTTTCCATTCATGTAGGCACTTCCACAAGATTTTATTCTTGTATTCATCATACCTATCTTTCCAGTCAAGTCTTTCATCTCTCAAACCATCTACCTGCAAAATAATCTCATTGTCAGGGAAGTAGTTTCTGATACTGTCAATTGTTTCTTCAATTATTTTTGTATCTGGATGGCTTGGTATTACTGATGTTGGTATAACTATTGTTACATCTCTAGAGTTCATTATATTCCCTGACTATTTTAATAGCAAAATCTCTTTTAAATTTAATCCACCAAGATACTAACAAATGCATGTTCTGTGGATAATCACTTAATAAATTATCGACAATCTTTGGTAATTCGTTCCAATTATTAGTTTTTGCTATATCTATTCTACCATCAAAAACAAAATCCCAGAAATCAAAGTCTTCCTCTATTGCATTTTTGATGTCTCCAATAGGCAAACAAAGTAACTCTATGGCTTCATAGAATCTAAATGAGTCAATTGTTACGTTTCCAGCAGGAGCAGGAGCAATCCTACTTTTAATAAATTTTTGATAATACTCTTTCGGCTCAAAGCCTTTCATAAAACCATCTGTTAAATTAAATACACAGTTATCTATAGTGGGCAAAACTTCAGCCAATTCTTTTCTTCTGCCATGATTTATTTGACCAGAGTAAAAGACATCATATTCTTTTTCTGCATATTCTGGCAGATTTGTTTTTAAAAATTCTGGTGCACCAAGAGGAAATTTATTATGTTTTTCATGTTTTAAAAATGGATATTGCATCCAAAACTTTATATCTTTGTGACTAATTTGACTATCTTGAAATTGTCCAGTTTCATTGGAAGTAACAAAAAGCATAACCCTATCTATTTTACTTAACTCATTATCAATCACATGCTCTTTTGTATAAAAATCTCCACCACATATAACAACAATAGCCTTATCGGTCTTTGGTAGGGATTGAACTCTAACTGTCTCTATGTTAGCCTTATTAAAAACTTCTTGCAAAAATGCAAAATCAGATTTTGTGTCTGGGTAATTATCACTTTTAGAGTATAGGTATGCTTTAATTTGACTCATAATAAAGATGAACCTCGTGTTGATAATCTAAAATTGTTTCGGTATACCCAAGTTGTTTAATCCAACCTCTAAGTTCACTAAGATACAAACCCCATTGATGAAACATAAACTCTGGATGTCCAGATAACCAAATCTTTGGTTTATATTGTTTCAACACTTCTTCGGCACCACGCAACACCTTAAATTCGCTTCCCTCTACATCTAGAGTGATAATTGTTGGTGGCTTTAATCCATAAAAATAAACGCAGTCATCTATCTTTACTTGACCATACATGCTTCCCTCTAGATATAATTCTTTAAACCCATGTGCCGCTTCAATATTTTGATATGCTTCTGGTGGAAATTCATCTCTATATATTCTAATAAGTGAATTGTTTTCATCAGATGCAAAGCATGGAATAGTTGCTAATGGATTTTTTAAATTATTTGCTTCCCAGATTGCTGGCATGTGTGACCAAACTTTTGGGTTAGGTTCAAACAAAACTACTTCTGCACCCCAAATTTGACACAAGGCAGACATCTCTCCCTCTTCTGCACCAACATAATACACAACATCTCCATCTACAAGATTGTCGTGCATGGATTTTAGCCTTAGTTTTTCCCAACCATTTTCAGTATACCATTCTGGTCTATCTGCTCTGTGCTTTGGAATGGTAATTTCCCATTCGCCATTTAGAATGGCTTTAACCATTTCTGTCATTTGTTTTCCTCCATATAAAATTTAATTATTTCTTTCATGCTATCTTTCATAGTATGCTTTGATTCCCATCCAGTTTTTTCGTATAGCAAAGATGAGTTCATAAATTGTTTCTTAATTTCAAACCCATCACTTTCAACCATTTTATAATTGACTTCTTTGCCAATAGCATCTCTAACAATATTAAACACTTGAAGTGTGGAATATCTTTCCCCAGATGATATATTAAATGATGCAACATCATTAACTGTTTCTGCGTATGTTAGTATGTTAGCATATGCTGAAACAACATCTTTCACATTTATATATTCTCTAACATCTCTACCATTATTTCTTATTGTAAATGATAAATTATCTTTATATGCTTTTAAAATTCCAGGTATTAGTCTTTGAATGTTGTTGTCTCCAGTGCCATAAATATTACAAGCACGAGTAGTTACAATAGGCATACTGTATGTATTTCTATATGAGTTACACATAATGTCTGTAATAGATTTAGAGGCATCGTATGGATATATTCCATTAAGGATATGGTCTTCAAAGTATTCGTCATTAGTTAGTTCTCCGTATGCTTTGTCGCTAGAAGCAACAATGATTGACTTACATTCTTTATATTCTCTCAGTGATTCAAGCACGTTTAGAGTGCCAACAGCATTTGTATAGAAAGTATTGTACGGATATTTAATTGAATCATGTGCTTGAGTTTGTGCTGCAAGATGAATAAAATAGTCTGGTCTTGATTTTTCTATAAAGAAATCAACATCTGTTTTGTTATTGATACTTCCATATACTTTGTTAACATTCTTAGAAAGTTCTGTACGACTGTGTTCGTCTTTCAATAAAACAAACACATCCCAACCAAGAGATAAATAATAGTTTGAAAGGTGTGAACCTAAAAGTCCAGTAGCACCAGTGATTGCTATACTTTTCATTCTATGCCTAACTTGTTAACAATTGTTTCCCAGCGATGTGCGTAGGTGTGTTCATTCTTTGTTCTTTGATGTCCAGCAAAACGAATCTGTTCTCTTTCTTCATCATTATCTAAATAGTAATCAATCTTTTCTTTTAGTTTATCTAGATTACCATGTGGGTAAAATGCAATTTCTTTACCGTCTTCAAAAAATTGGTCAAGACCTGTAATGTATGGGTAGATGGTAAACCCACCACGACCAGTAGACTCAAATAGTCTGTCGCTACTGTAATAAGGATATGAAAAATTAATGTTTAAACTATCTCCAATAGCAATCTTACTGCGAGCATAAATTCTATTTAGGGCATCTCCTCTTACCGTTCCAGTCTCACCATCTGGACCAACATGTAAAAATCTATTTCCGTAAGTATATTTTAAAAATTCAATTAGTTGTGGTCTGTATGGATACTCTGGATGATATCCCTTGCTTCCAACAAAGATAACATCATAATCAAAGTTGCTTGCATCGTAATCTGGGTGAACGTAAACCTCTTTATCGTAAACACCTGCTGGAAGATAGTGACCGATTACATCGGTTTCTTTGTTAAACCAATCAGCCATGAGTTTATCTGTTGCAAAAAAGTGACCAATCTTAGAATAAAAACCATCATTTTCTAAATCTACTTGTCTTTGCAATCCAAACCAAAGGTCTAAGTGATATGTCATAGTTGGAACACCTGCTACCTTTAGTAGTTCTAATAGTCTTGCTAGGTCCATGTCTCCAGGATTTGACCAACCATGAGTGTGTACCCAGATAAATAGGTCTGACCTCATAGCCTCGAATAGGATATCTGATGTCTTTGCTCCCCAGACACCTTCTTGAAGTTTAATTACTTCATGTCCCAATGATTCTAGGGACTTAGCGTGATGATTTTCGCTAGAGTAATCTACTTGAAAATTACCCAAAAATGTTATTTTAGCCAATGTGTTCCAATCTGTTTAGTCACAATGTGATATTTACATTATACCAGATTTATGCTATAATTTACTTGTACCTGCCAAAAGGGGGTACAAAATAACTCGCTTAAAAGGAGATGATACAAATGGTAATCTACACAGACCCATTCGCAGCACTTAGTCAGGAATTTGATAAGATGTTTGCACAACCAACAAGGGCTACATACCCACCCTACAACGTAATCCACTCAAAGGAAAAGAACGAATGGTATCTTGAGTTCGCTCTAGCAGGATTTGAGAAGGATGATGTAACCATCACAACAGATAAGAATGTTTTGACTGTTGCTGGTGAAACAAAAGAAGACAAAGAACTACCAGAGGATATCCGCTATGTTTATAAGGGCATTGCTGGTCGTAAGTTCACTCGTTCTTTTACTCTACCAGAATACGCTGAAGTTGCTAAGGCTGAATTGAAGCACGGTATTCTGACCATTGATTTAGTTATCAATGTTCCAGAGGAAAAGAAACCTAAGACTATTACTATTAAGTAAGTCGGAAGTCCTGGGTATGACACTAAACTACCCACCCAATAGATATGGTATAATAAAACAATGGAACAACTACTAGCACAACTAAGAACGCTACTGGCAGATAACGTTGCCCTTAAATTTAAAGCACACGGATATCACTGGAACGTAGAGGGAGATGACTTCCCACAATTTCACAAATTTTTTCAGAAAATCTACGAGGACTATGATGGTGCAACAGATACTTATGCAGAATGGCTTCGCATACTAAAACAATATGCACCATATAGACTAACAGATTTCTTTGACATGTCAACAGTTCCAGAGCCAGTTATTGTTGGTGACCCACAGCCTATGTTGAATGACCTTTATCTTTCTATTGAGGCACACATTGAGGCATTGATTGTAGCAAGTGACCTTGCTAACGAAGCCAAGCAGTATGGACTAGCAAATTTCTTTGCTGACCGTCAGACTGCATCACAAAAGTTTTGCTGGCAGATTCGTGTCAGCATGGAAAATGAAATGGAGATGAAAGACTAATGCCTTATTCAGTAGGAGCACAAGGTTCAAATGGATGTTCAGGATATCCAGTAGTAAAAGAAGGTGGCGAAGTAATGGGATGCCACAAGACAGAAGCAGATGCAACAGCACAGGTTCGTGCTTTATACGCTGCTGAAGCAGACAAGGCAGATAATGGTGTTAATCCATCGTCTACTGCAAACCCAACATACCCAAATGTTGGAGTAAAGACACCAACATCTATGCGTGGTGGAAAAAAAGTTAAAATTCGTAAACCAAAAATTCAACCAGGAAATGGTTCGGATGCTTCTGGTGCAGTTTCTAGTGGTGGAACATCTATTAGTGCTATGTATAAAGCAGAAAGAATTGTTGAGGGTGACTATGTAATGGGGCTAACAACAGAAGGTGCAGTTGTTGGTCTTGTTGAACATGTTATGACTGAGGGTGGAGTTTATGGCGTTGCAGGAACAGAATACGCTATTCAGTCTACTCCAGAAAATCCAGCAATGGCTGTTAGAATTTATGAGTATGAAGAAGATGAAGACCAGTGGTGTCCAACAGCATATTCAATTGGAATGCTAATGTCTGATGCTCACAAAATTCCAGAACTTGATGTAGAGGTTCAGGAACCACAGGATGGTATGCCAGAAATGGACATGGAAGAAATGTATAAGGCTGATGGATATTCTCCAACTGCTGGTATGAAGTCTGCTGCTGCTCGTGCTATTCGCTGGAAAGAAGAAGGCAAGGCAAATGGTGCAGGTACTCCAGTTGGTTGGGGTAGAGCAAGAGATATCGTAGCAGGTCGCTCAATGTCTCTTAGTGTAGTCAAACGCATGTATTCGTTCTTCTCTCGTCACGAGGTGGACAAGAAAGGCAAAGACTTTAACAACACAAGTAATCCAAGCAACGGTAGAATTATGTGGGACGCTTGGGGCGGTGACGCTGGCTACAGTTGGTCTCGTGCTATTGCAACTAGAGAAGCAGATAAGGCTTTGTTTGCTGATTTTGGTAAAGATTATTCTAGAGATGAAATGTCCGTATCTAAGGCTGGCAGTGTTGGTAGTATGGTTTCCTGGAATTCTTCTGGCGGTACAGCAACAGGAAAGATTGTTAGAATTATTAGAAATGGTAAGTACAATGTTCCAAACTCAGACTTCTCAGTAACAGGAACACCAGAAGACCCTGCTGCAGTTATCAGAGTTTATCGTGATGGTAAGCCAACAGATACACTAGTTGGACACAAACTAAAAACACTTAGGGGAAAGTAATGAGAGAACTGATTCACTTTAGTGCCACTTGGTGCCAGCCATGTAAGCAAATGCAACCAGTGTTAGATAAGTTTCTTAATGATAATCCTGACATTATTTATATTAAGTATGATGTTGACGAGGATGTAAGCGTTTTCCAGGAACACCAGATTAGAGGAGTTCCTGCCTTTATTGGCAAGGTAGATGACAAAGAAACCTTCCACAAAGGCACAGCAACAGAAGCCAGACTTATTTCACTATTTGCTTGACAAACCCTGTCGCATACGGTAAAATATATATATGAGTAAACCAGATTGGGCTACACGCCTACAAAATACATTTAAACGTAAATATGATAAAGGCTATGAAGATGGCTATAACAAGGGTTGGGGCGAAGGCTTTGAGACTGGCAGAAAGAAAGCAATCGCAGAACAGCGTAAAGTAATCATTGCTGCCATTGAGAAAGACCTTAAGAACAATGGTCAACACTATAACCCAGGAATTATTGCAGGAGTTCATTCCGCTATCAGCATGATTAGAAAGATTAGATAATGATTAAATCAATTAAGATTGGTCCACAGACATTTTCTGTTGTTCAGCGTAGCAATAATGAAGACGGTATGCTTAACGATGGTGCCTATGGGTATACCCTTGAGAGTGGTAACCTAATCGTAATCAATTCTGAAATTGGCAATGGTAAACAAAAGGTAACTCTGCTACACGAAATTCTACACGCTATTCGTATGAATGCTGAAGGTATGCCAAAGCCTGGTAAAGATGATGACTTTGAAGCATGGGAACATTACTTTATTGGTCTATATGAAAGCAATTTATTGGCAGTATTAAAAGACAATCCAAAACTAGTAGAATGGCTAACTAATGAGCAACCAAAAACCAGCAATAAGTGATGATGGCATGACATGGTTAATAATCATATCTGGTATCTTTATTATTGGAATAGTATTAACAATGATTATTCAGGCAAATCTGCCTAAAGAAAACTGTTGGGATAAATACCCTAACAATGAAGTTCAAGCAATTTTAAATTGTGAAGGAAAAGAATAATGGAACACGACATCATCGAAGTAGTGTTTGGCATTGACCACATCATTGCTGAATTCTTTTGGAATGCTGTATTTGCTATTGCAGTATATGGATTTACAAAGGCTAGAACACTACGCAAGATTCACAAATATGTGGACAGTAAGCACAATATCGAACACGAGGAGTATTAGGATGCACAAGGAAACAGAACTAACGCCAGATGTAATTATAAAGATGGCAGAACAAACACCTTTTGAAAAGGCAGTATCAAGTAAGTACATTGAAGCAGAAGAACTCTTGCTTCGTAAACACAGAGATTATGGACCAAAGAATATTTCAGGTAGTCCAGGAGGAGCATTAAATGGTCTTAGGGTCAGGATACACGACAAGTTGGCTCGCATTAACAATCTTTATGATTCTGGTGCTACCCCTGAAAATGAAAGTCTTAGGGATTCTTTTATTGATATGGCAAACTACGCACTTATCGCATTACTAGTTATTGATGGGGAGTGGGACAATGATTAAGGCTCCAGAAGATGTTGTCATTATTAAATTAAATAAGAAAGATACTGGACCAGAGCAAACCAAGAGTGGTCTTCTTGTTCTTAGAAATGAGACAGATGAACCTAAGAATATTGGTACAGTCTATGCAGTGGGCGAAGGCAGACAACTAAAGTCTGGTGTTCGTGTTCCAATGGAAGTCAAGGTTGGAGATAAGATTATGTTCAATCCTGGTGGCACTATGAAATTTAAGCATGAGGGCGAAGACTATTTATCTTTATTTAGTGTTAGCATTCTTGCTATTCTAGGAGATGAAGATGAAGACGGTTCTGGTGATTCCGTGGAAAGCAACTCCTAGTAGAGAAAAGCCATTACAGGCAGTCCTTGATTGGTATAAAACTAATTTACCAGACATTGAGATTGTCTTTGCTAATGCCTCTGATTATATTTGGCTTCCAAGTGCCAGTCGTAATATGGGTGTAAAAAAGGCACAGGAGGCTTTTGCAGACGTTGTTATTATAAATGATGCGGATACCATTCCAGAAATTTTACCCCTTCTAGAAGCCATTGAGCAGTGTCAGAAAGACAAATTAATACACTTGCCATACAAATACTGTAAATATTACAATATGGAAGAGAGTGAAAGGTATTATTCTGGCATAGATATCAATTTGTTAAAACGCTCTGTGCATGATTCTAATGGTGGTGTGTGGGTCTTTACTCCAGAAACATGGTGGAGTGTGGGCGGTATGGATGAAAAGTTTCAACAATGGGGCAAAGAAGACACAGCATTAGAAATAGCACACACAGTAATAAAGAATAGTAAGTTTATTAGACATGATGGCTTTATATATTCACTTGGTCATGTAAAGCAGGTTCAGGATGATGGTTTTTATGAAAGCAGTCTTCGTAATGATGAACTTTATAAACAATATTTAAATACTTTTACTTCAGAAAATATGCTAAAGTTAGTTAAACAAGTTAAATATAAATAGGAGTTATACTTATAGTATGAGGTGTTCAGTGTGCGAGGAACAGTTAGTTCCTATTGTTTATGGATTTCCAAAGTTTGAACAGATTGAGTCTGCCAGACGAGACGAGATTGTTTTAGGTGGATTACCTAGACCTCTTGCCCCTACCCATTTTTGTATTCCTTGTCAGGAAGAATACCGTCTGGATGAGGACACTCGCACACCCAAGTTTTCTCATAATAAGTAATAACCTTTTTACAGTTCCAGTGATGCCCTGTCATACAGAAGCCACAGATACGAATTTTATCTGACATTAATTAGCCTTAACTAGTTTGCGTTTGATTGGGTCGAACTTTAGTGGGTGCTTCTTGGAAGCCTTACCATTTGGTCTGTTGCTATTCCTTTCGGAAGATTTCTTTGCCATCAATATCCTCTCTAACCATCATTATGGCTGTCATCATTGCAGTAAATACTCCAGCAACAGTTTCGCTGATAGAAACAACAGTTGGGTCATAGCCTATTGCACTAAACAAAATAAGTAGCAATACCTGGGAACTAAGAAACAGCATTCCCCATGTAATAATAAATGTCAATCTTTGTCTAGCCATTACCACCAACTCCATTCATTTTCTTCGTTTTCTTCTAAATCTCTAAAAGTTTTAATAATCATTTGAGTCTTTCTAACTTGATATCCCATCTGGATAATGTCAAGACCAGTTACCTCTACCTCGTCACCATCGTCTAATTTAACAACATAGGTGCGTTCAGGGTCAATTACGAATCGTGTCTTATTTGGCATAATTTATTATACCACTAATCAGTCAATGTCCAGAACTTATTCATGTCTGGAACATCATCGGGATGAATAGCCTTGATACCAGCCTTAGAATAAGCAGACCTGGCTCCTGCATTGTCATCAATGGCTAGTGTTGCTTCTTTTAGTTTTTCAGCAATCTCAGACTTCCATCTATTTGATTCTTTATATGAATAAGGATTCATCAGCAGGGAGTTATACTTTACTCCAGCAGCCTTTAGAGCATCTACTGTTTCAGAACGCTGGCTTCTTTCTCTGCCTGTAACTATAATCACTCTGGTTTTAAGTGAGTTTATATAATCAATCGTCTTTTGTATTGGTTGTGTTCCGTTACGGAGCAGAGTATTGTCAATGTCGCATATAATCATATTACCAGTATAGCAGTAAAAGTTCGGTTTGTAAAGGGTAAAATCGGGCGGAAATAAGAGGTATTTACGCTTGACAAGCAAGCGATTATCCTGTACAATTGATGTATAAGGTCCATTAAATGAGAGAGAGCATATGCAAACCTTTTTACCATACAAGCAGTTCGATAAGTCTGCACAAACCCTAGACAGTAAACGTCTTAACAAGCAAATCCTAGAGTCTTACCAGATTCTTAAGGTACTATCTAACGATGACCCTAAAGCCGCTTGGCGTAATCATCCTGCTGTTAAGATGTGGCGTAACCACGAGGGTCAATTGTGGCTATATACTATGGCTATGGTTAAGGAAGCGGATGTCCGTGGTATTAAGACTGATAAGAATATGGAGAACCTTACTAACCTTAAGGCTGTGGCTGGTGATAACTGGGGGTATTCAATTCCTAAGTGGTACAAGAACCCATTTGCACTAGAGAGATTAACTACCACACATAAGGCTAATCTATATACTAAAGACCCTATCTATTACTTTGAGTTTTATGATTCATTGGCTACATCTAATCCTTGTTGCCCTGAGCGTAAGGTGCCTTGTAAGTATTATTGGGTTGCACATGACCCTAAATTTACGTCTAATGTAAAGGTGGCTGCATAATGTTTGATGATTTGGATTTCTCTGATTATGTCACTATTAAGATAACTAAGGTTAAGGATAGTACTGGACCTGCTTATTGGCAAATGGATATTGATGGTAGTGATGGTGAGATTGGTGGTGGCACTGCACCTACTTTCTATGGGGTAGTGGATATGGCTATTGAGATGGCTCGTGAACGTAATGATATTGATGACCCTGAGTGGTCTAGATTTGATGCGAATGGAAATAATGAATAAGTTTATTAGATTATTTAAGTGGCGTGTTCGTCTAATCCAAAAGGGATATGACTTTGGTTGGGAGCACGGATATGAAGCAGGACTGGTTGAACAGAAGAACCAGATTATAGATTTGTTGTCTAGTCATATTGAGAATATTGACTGGCTACAGGAAACACCGTTGGAAGTTAAAGATATTCTTCCAATCGTAAAGAACCACCAAGAAGACAAGGAGTTAGTTGGATGGGAAGACTAGCAGAGATAGATGCAGAGATGCATGAGTTGCCTGACTATGAGAAAGGTATCAGAGCAGAGAGAGAACGTATCCTAAACATTCTTTCTAACAAAGGCTTAGAGTTAGAGAAAGATGTCTCTTGGGATGATGAAGCATCACGCACAAGATATCTCTTTATGTTGGATATCCTAGAACTTCTTAGGGGGTATAGATGATTAAAATAGAAAACAATATGCTTGTCTTAGATAGTACATTCAGTAAAGAAGATGTCCAGGCTATTGATGAGTTCGTTAATCTTAATGTAGATAGAGAACGTCAAAGACTTATAGCATTACTGCATGACTATGGCACAATGAACTACATTTCAGAGTCAACTTATCACGAACTTGTTGCTCTGATAACAGACTCAGTTTACTGATAAAAATTTCGGGGAATAAAAGAAACCTTCGTAATCCCTAGTATAAATTAAACCTAGTAGAAAGAATAACACATGAGCAGATATGTCCACACATTCAAATATAACAAACTAACTAATGGCACAAGAAAGTATAGTCCTATCAGGATAAAGTTCTGGCTATGGGGCTTTGGATTTACCTATGAAACAAAAAAGTCTTTAGGTGGATTTGCTATCGCAGACAAACGAAATGTTCCTGATGTCAAGTCAGATGCATTCAAAAGAAAATATCCTAAAGCATAGTTTTACACAGGAAATACCCTGAAAAAATACGCATATCGTAATGTTATACACAGAGTTATCCACAAGTAAACTAAAGTTTTCCACACCTAAAATATAGTTATCCACAGGATTATACACATAGTTATCCACAGATAAATCTTACTGATACAAACAGATATCATAGTGGAGGGAAGTAGAGATAAATGATATGGGTTATAGAGCAAATCATTAACTAGCCTCGTAATCATTTTTATCAAATCCCTCCACTCACATATCCAAATAGCCCCTATTTTAAACATATCCCTCCACTTTATACCCCAAATATCCCTATGCATATTTTGTGCAATTTGTCAAGGTTTTTTATCAAATTGTTATAAAAATATATCAAATATTAAATAAACAAACATAATATGTATAAAAATGTGGAAAAAATATATGGGTTCGTAATCCCTATATGTTTATATTTATACTAGGGGAAATCAAGACAGTTCGTAATACCCTGGCTCTGCCAGCCCCTTCGGGGTAAATAAAAGAGTGTTCGTAATACCCCTATAGACAATACCATCTGATATAAACTCTGGGGATTTTTTGACATCTTCGTAATGTCTGTTTATTCTAATTTGGATATATGAACTTCTGGGAAAAAATATTATACCATCGTAATCCCTATTTGTCAATAGCATGGCTATCATTGTTATGGATTTGTTATAATTTTCTGCGCAAAAAAATATACCCCTGCATCTCTGCAAGGGCATACTAAATTAGTTAGTTTTGCTTGGAGTTTTCTTCAACAATGCTGTCTAGGTCTTCTACAATGGTAGGCAGGTCAGTCCATAGATAGTGATAAAAAATACTCTCTATCTCACTAACTAGCGTTAGCCACTGCTCATCTGTGAATGTGCGTGAGAACACTGTTTCTACTTCGTGTCGTGATACTTCATATACTACTTTATTTTCCATAATACAATTATACCCTTACTGGTCTTGATTGTCAAGGAAGATGTCATCTAACGTTACATAACCGTTATCTTGTAGTTCTAGGCTACCCAGCAACAAATCAAATGTTTCATTAATAAACTTAACAGACAAAGGTGTTTGCTTTGCTATGTCGTTATCCAGTATGTATGCTAGGGGTAGACCTAAGTCGTTATAGGAAATGAAGTCCTCAAAGTTTTGGTCATTGCGATAGTTCATCCATAGTTCTGCTAGGATGCTGCATCTATCTTCAAATGTTGTTGGTTTCATTTTTACTTTCTCTTTCAGTTTTCATTGCTTCTAAGATAATAATTAGTCTTCTGTATGCTAGGTTTGATAATGACCACGCTAAATACCGCCCAGCAAATTCTAAATCAAATCTCAAATCTGATATGTGATTACTAACTATCTCAGCAAACTTTTCTTCTTTTGTTCTTGTTTGTCTTCTCATATTTATACTCCAATATTCTATTATACCAAAATGTAGTGGGGAAAGCAAGTAGCAATTTACCTACCTTCCCCACGGTAGTCAGACACAGAAACCCCTAACTGCTCTGACCATTAGTAGGGAGTGTTCTCAACCCACTAAGTCGTGTAAATCACTAATAGTTTCAATACTGTATAGAGTGTCTTGGTTTTCGATGTCTATACTATAGGGGTCTGGAAGGTCATCAAGGAATTCCTGGATACCCTTGCTAATCTCAAGAGCGTATAGTTCTTCTCTAAAGTCCCACCAGTCAGTACCGTATTCCATCTCGTTACGATGCTCACGAATCTTTGCAGTCTCTTCAGCATTGCACTCATACAAGATACCAGTGTACACTTTGTATACCGCATCATAGGCACTACCTGTTTCTGACTCTAATACATATATAGCAGGATTAAGAGTGATTGTATCTGACCATTGGTTGACACCATGCTCGTCATGTCCTAAATCTCTAAACCAAACATTTATATCCCAATACTTTGTCATACGATTCGTTGCTCCAGTTCTTCTAGTGTAGGTCCTTTGAAAGCATCAGTATACCGCATTTGCTGTGAAATGTCAAGCACATAGTTGATTGCATTCTCCCAGCCTTCTTGGTACCCTGCATCGTAGTCAGGGTTGTTGTTATATTTATTAATCTTATCTTCCATTAGTCCATGCTCCATTCTGTATAGGTCCCATCTCCATAACATGTTTGACAATCTTGTTTACCTTCGCCATCTTCATCTACGCATTCGCATGTTACAAACTTGCAGATGGTTACATAGATGTCATCGCTGTCATCCCACGGTATCTCAGTGATGTAGTATTGAATACGATTAGCCAGATGGTAACCTTGAACAATGTAAACACCTTCATCACCATCCATCTCAGTCCATACGGTAGAGTGTGGTTGCTGACATACAAAGTCTAGTTCTTCAC